GAATTAATCCAAAACTCAATGGTAAAATTCCCAGTTCCGAAATTAGCAATACCACTGCTTCCAACGTCAAGGTAATCGCCTGATCCATCAAAATGTGCAGAAGCACCGTGAGAGGCTTCCGAATATGGAGCATTATCAAATGCAGATTTTGGTTCTAAAGATACATTACCATTAGGAGTGATTGCATGATTTGATGTAGATTGATCTTTAAAATAAGGTAGTTGTCCTAGTAAGAATTTTGTGTTTGTAATTGGAGTAAGTGGTGCAGTTGGAACTGTGTAGGTTGTTCCCGTATAAAGTCCTGTTCCATTAACTATACGAACATTAGATAAATATCCATTAAGGGAATAAGCGTCATAACTATAACTATTATCCCCGTAACTTCCGATAATGAGTGGGGTACTTGCAGAACAATTACTGGAATCTGTAGAAGTATTAGTTCTGGTGCCATTTAAATATGTAGAAATAGTAGAGCCTGTTCTGGATACTACTAAATGATGCCACTGATGCAATGCGAGGGGTGAACCAATAGCGAAGTCCATCCAAACGCCGTTGCTGCCAGAGTTTCCACTGTTAAATTCTACGCCAGAATTGCTTGCATATAGAACATAACCATAATAGTTGCGCGCCCATTTAGCTACCAATCCATTACTATTTTTATGGGCGTTTATCCATACCCAACATTCTATTGTAAAATCGCCTGCTAAATCCGTATCTGTTGAGTGTGGAATTTGTAGATAATCACCATTACCATCACCTTTGAACGAATATCCACCGGCACGATGTGGACTGAATGTTGATGCGATTACGTCTCCATTAGCAGTAATCGTGTGATTTGAGGTGGATGCATCATCAAAAGTTTGATTCGAACCAGTATTAGTTGCTCTGACTGCCACTTCGGTATATCTTGAATTTGCTACAGAAAATGATAACGTAAATGCACTCACTGCATTCACAGCACCATTTACATTATCAGTGACATTAAATGTTATACTAAAGGATCCTGCATATGCAGAATTCGTGGTAGGAGTAATTGTGAATACATTTGTATTTACTCCAGTACCTTGAGCAATTGTTGCTGTTGTTCCACCACCATTTGTTAATGAACCAGATGAAACGGCGTAAGACCAGTTTAATATTCGACCTTCTGGATCACTTGAATTTGCAGTAATAGTTGTGGCAGTTCCATCTGTTGCAAGTGCATATGCTCCATCAACTCCAGTTATAGCCGAGGGACTTTCGTTTACCATTACTGCAATTTTATAAAAACCTGTACCATTGTACATATAAATTGTATTATTTGCTGTAACACTACATAAATCACCGATCGAAGGATTAACAATTGCTTGCATTGCTGCTAATGTTGCAACTTGAGTAGTACCACCAGCAGGTTTTGCAGCTTGTGTAGTTCCACCAACTACTGCTCTTGTTTCTAATCCACCACTAGAATTTGCTTCTAATTTTACAGCATTTGATCCAGTTCCAATTTTAAGAGAAGGTAAAACAATTTCACCTCCAGGAGCTGCTGATAATGTTGCTGAATCACCAAGATGAATTGTAGATCCACTTAGATAAAGGTCTTTCCATTTTTTAGTGGGTGATCCTAAACTTCTTGAACTATCAGCATCTGGAAGTATATCTTCTGCTACTGCTGATAAACTAGCACTGGCACCAGCTGGTCCACTAACTCCAACCCATTGACTTGACGTACCATCATTATATCTTACTAATAATTCTCCTGATGCAGAATTAAACCATAAATCACCATTATTTGGATTAGTTGGAGGATTATCAGATAGTGCTGCATTAGCATCTACTGACTCAAGAGTTTCCCATGCTGTTTTAGTAGAATTATATGTATAAACTACTCCATTAATGGTTGTAGTGTCACCATTACTTGGACTATCTGGAAAATCAACTGCCATTTACTATAAACCTTTTTATAATATATATTTAAAGGTATTTATAATAGTTTAAACATACACGTTATTAAATTGTTGAGTACATCGAATAAAAGTCGTACATTTACTTAATTGTTTAAGATTAGAAGCTCCAGCATATGTGCAAGTACTACGTATTCCACCAAGAATATCTTGAATAGTATTTTTTATTTCACCACGATACGGTATTAAAACAGTTCTACCTTCACTTGATCTGTAATTTTTAAGACCTCCAAAGTGTTTATTATTTGCCGTGTCTGAACTCATTCCATAGAACTGTACAAATTGTTTTTCTTCAATTACTCTATTACCAACATGATCTGCAAGTTCGTTTGTTTGGTAATACTTAGTAATTACTTCTCCACCACCTTCATCATGTCCAGCTAACATCCCACCAAGCATAACGAAGTCGGCTCCTGCAGCGAATGCCTTAGCCACATCTCCAGGGCATGTACATCCACCATCAGCAATGATATGGCCTCCAAGACCATGCGCGGCATCAGCGCACTCAATAACAGAAGACAACTGAGGATAACCAACACCCGTTTGAATCCGAGTAGTGCAAACACTCCCAGGACCAATGCCCACTTTAACAATATCGGCTCCATTTAAAATTAACTCCTGTGTTTGATCTGCTGTAACTACGTTTCCAGCAATGATTACAATTCTGGGATAAAGACTTCTAAATTCTTTTATAAAATTACTAAATCTTACAGTATATCCATTAGCAACATCAATACATACATATTTTAGTTGATCATCAGTATGCTCGTAAACTGTTCTAAATTTTTCATGATCTCGATCACTAATACCAATACTCATTGCGGCATATTCAGTACGTAAAACATTATCACTATCAAAATAATCTACAAGATCATTAACACTATAAGTTTTTACTAAGCATGTAAAAGCAGATTCAAGTGATAATTTATCTGCCATTTCAAATGTACCAACACCATCCATGTTAGCTGCCATAATAGGAATACCCTCGTAATTATATGGTGCAGTACTATTTGGATAATCTGGGCTATAATTTAAAAAAGTAAATTTACGTTCTAAATCAACTTCTTTTCTTGATTCAAGCGTGCTTCTTTTAGGACGAATAAGCACATCTTTATAGTCAAGCTTCATATCATCATCAATGCGCATTTAATCTTTTCCTATTGTTTTGACTTTATCGTTATCAATCATATTTTGCTTTACATCATAAATTTGTTCTTTTTTAATCATATCAATTATTTGATTAGTAAGTCCAACTTCACGTGTTAAATATCCTATTTTAGTTTGTAATTCGTCTAGTTCTTTTAAATAGTATTCTAATTCTTTTTCTTTTCTTAATTTTTGTTCGATAAAATCAGTTATTAAAATCAATCTTGACTCTTCACTCATTACAATTCCTCGTCATGAATGTGCAACTGAATAAGAGCATAATGAAGAATTTTCATTAAGTCCTTACGAGCATCTGCACGGGTTCCTTTATTACCATATCTATTAGCATACTTATCGACATTACCCATACAGAATCCTGTACCATGTCCTCGGTCGATAATTACTTCAGTTGATTGAAATTTATTAGTAGAATAATGAGCTCCGTATGTGCTATCAATATATTTTTCAAACTCTTCGATATATTTATTTTCATTAAATTTATAATCAATATTGTTTTTCATTCAATTTCCTCTAATTCATAATATTCCATTACTTCATTTGTTTGAGATTTTACTATTGCTTCTGCTTTATCCCAATCAGCTTTATCTAATTCAAACTCTATTATTTTATCTATTCTAACATTTTCTACATCTGGCCAGCCAAGACTTTTAAGTGCGTATGTTACTGTTTGACCAGCATTATCTAAAATGCCTCTACGAATACATATCATAGCTTTATATCTCATGGCATTGTAAATAAGGCTCTTACACCGCTGTCTTTATCTGTAGGTTGTCTAGCAAACACTACCCATTTATATGCAAACATTGTTTCTTTTGTAGTACAGAATTCTCTAAAAGATGTGCCTGTTGTATACACATCATCAACTACTAGCCATGGATGTTTTTGTTCCCACTTAGAATATTTTTGAAGAGCATTTTGTAATTTAACACCACCACGAGGAATACCAACAACCTTTGAAAATGGTTCTTTTTGATAGTCCATAATCATTGATGCCAAACAATCCCATTCTTTATCAGATATAGCATCCATTTCTATTTTCCATTCCATAGGAATGCCGGCATGGGAAGTAAATTTTTGTTTTTGAAATAAATCCATTTTAAACTTCCACACTATTCAATAATTCACATCTATATTCAATACTTTTCCAACTACCCTCAGATGGTAATTCTTCATGTAATATTTTTTCATTTATACACTTACTTTGTGTAGTATTTTCTGAAATAGTTTGTGTAATACAATAATCTGTATTACATACACTTAATATCAATACCCATATAATTTCCATTTTTTATCCACTTATATAAGGTGTGTCACCTACTTTTGCTCTTCGCCATTCTTTTTGATTAAACATTTTTCCTTGTAGTTCTGTTATATGTCTTATTTCATTATCTATATTGTCTTTACTATTTTGTTTTTTTACAACAAGTCTCTTCATTGTTAGTCTTTGCAATCTATACGCAAGAGCACTTTCAATCCAATGAATATCTTCTAAGTTTAACTTCCAGTTATCAAGATTAGGCTTTACCATTATTTGCTCATTCCTTGAGGGTCATATTGTTCACCGTTATATGCTGGATAAGTACTATCTTGTACACCAGAATTACATCCAACAACTACTGCCAGAAGTAATGCTATTGACACATATGTTATTCTTTTCATCCATGTCATAAAATCGTCAAATGCTCTTTCAGCTTGATCCTGCGCTGCATCTTTTATTTCTTTACTCATTATTTTAACCACTTCAAATATTTTTCAGGGTATCGTTTTTTATCTTCATATCTAACCCACAAGAAAGTACAAATTATTGCAAACCAAAAACAGAGACAAAATGCGCCAATAACAATTGCCATTATAGGCCCAGTAGTCATTGATTAAATCCTCTTGAAGTCATTTTAATATTCATAGTTTCATCTTCCCAGCTATCTGTAGGTTCTCTCGCAAACTTTATATCACAATATCCACATACTACATAGCCTTCGCCTACTTCTGGTACACTATACCAAACTTTAGGATGATCATTATTTTGTCCCATACAAGCAATTCTAGGATTTTTAGTATAAATTATTGTTTCTGGATTTATTTGATTCTCTTTATGTTTGTTTAGAAAACTCATTCTTTTAATCCAAAACATGGCAGAATATTCATATTACAATAATATGCATACTCTTCTGGACCTACCGTCATCATTAGCATAATGACAGGTAATCCTACTATCGTAAAGACAAGTATAAGAAATGCCCAACCTAAACCTTTTGTAGTACAATAGTTATGTTCTTCACTCATATTATTTTTTCTCCAACTTTAATTTCGCATTAAAATCATCTTCAATAGTTGCTGGTTGTTTTTTTGGTTTTTCTATAACTCCTAATAGTGGTAATATTATTAAAAAATATCCAAACCAATATGCAGAGGCAATCAAGGATAATGTAGCATATGGTTCTTTTGCTGGCATTGCTCCTAACCACATTAAGAATATAAAGTCTATAACTAAAAATGCAAACCACCATTTTAACATTGGACGATAGCGGCCAGAGCGCACAGAAGACGTGTCCAGCCAAGGTGCTAATGCCATCACCGCAATTGCACCAAACATTGCTAACACACCAAAGAATTTTGCGTCTATGATGCCGCCTGTAATCCACCCAACTGCCTGAACTATCGCAACATCTGCAGTAAATGCTCTTAGTATTGCATAGAAAGGTAAGAAATACCATTCCGGTACAATATGCGCAGGTGTTGCCAAAGCATTAGCTTCTATGTAATTATCTGGATGGCCTAGATAATTAGGCATAAATCCAACTATAGCAAAAAAGATAACTAATATTAATGTAAGTGCAAATAAATCTTTAATCACAAAGTAAGGCCAAAATGGAAGAGTGTCTTTTTCTGCCTCTTCTTTTGAACCTCTTCTTACTTCTATTCCTGTTGGATTATTATTACCCGTAGTATGAAATGCCCATATGTGCACTATAACTAAGCCTGTTATCATAAATGGTAGAAGATAATGTAAACTAAAAAATCTATTTAAAGTCGCATTATCAACTGCAGGTCCACCAAGTAACCAAGTTTGTATAGCATCTCCAACAAAAGGTATTGCACCAAACAAACCAGTAATCACAGTTGCACCCCAAAAAGACATTTGGCCCCAAGGTAAAACATATCCCATAAACGCTGTTGCCATCATTAAAAGGTATATCAACATACCTATTATCCACGTAACTTCTCTAGGTTCTTTATAAGAGCCATAGTATAGTCCTCTAAAAATATGTGCATATACTGCTATAAAGAATAAAGATGCTCCGTTCATATGAAGATATCGTATCATATGACCACCGTTAACATTTCTCATAATATGTTCAATTGACGCAAATGCATGATCCACATGTGGTGTGTAATGCATAACAAGAACTATTCCTGTTACAATTTGAAGTGCAAGACAAAAAGTTAATACAATACCCCAAATCCACATCCAGTTTAGATTTTTTGGAGTAGGCAGCATTAAAGTATCATACATTAATCCAATAATAGGCAAACGCCTATCTAACCATTTTTCACCTTTTGT